TCTGTACCGTAAAGCCAGCGCTTGAATGCGTCGGTATTTTTACCTTCATTGTAGCCTTTTCTAGCTTCTTCCCCACCCAGTAGATCCATAGCAGAGGTTATACCAGTACCAATTGCACCAATTGTACTTTTACCGACATTAATAGCTGAATCGGTGATACCTTTGCCTAATCCTGCTAATCCTGCTAATAATTCACCCAAACCAAAACTTGGTGTCTTCTGTTGGGGTTGCTTTCTAGCCTCTAAAGTAATTGGAGACTCTCTTAAAATGTCCTGTCGGCCATAATAATTATCATCGTCCTCAAATCCGCTTCTTCTTCCACCAAAATCAACCATTATCTACCTCCTAATAAACTTTGATAGTGTCTGTATGTCGAGCCGTCCATAATCTGCCTTCTGGTGTTATCATCACCCTGTTGCCACCTGTTTAACATATTGTTAAGATACGTTGTTTTTTCTTGCTGTGTCATATCTTCTGCCCAGCCACCATAATTCATGGCTGCGTTAGATTTTAAGTAATCGATGAACGAATTTTGTGCTGGTGCCGCTTTTTTCTGGGCTTGGGCTGTATTCAAGTACCGATTGTAGTTATTTTGAGCAGCAATTTGCGCTCGTTGCAGGGCGAGCCTTTGCTGCTCAAGAGCATGTTGTCTATCCTTCTCAATAGCGTCGTCATATCGACTTAATCCATATCTTGAAGCTTCTGAAGCCAAGTTAGCCAATTGGCTCTCTAAGCTCATTTTATTTTGTGCGATCTGAGATGATAGATTACCACGGCTTTTATCGAAGTTTGTCTGGAGTTGTGATTGGGCTGGAGCAAAAGTCTGTGCATAGTATTTTCGGTTCGCGATGTTTGCTTGACCGCCAAAACTACCACCGTTGCCGGCAGCTGCAAGAGAAGCCGCTTCAGCAGCGGTATCACGGTTGCGTTCTAGTGTTTGTTGGTCTAATTGATATTGTTTTTGGAGTACCTGAAGTCCTTGAGTTTCCTGACCAGCTAATGCGTTAATCTGATTCTGAATCGCCTGACGCGCTGGTTCGTAGCTTCTTGTGACCTCAGCCTGATATTCCGCTAAAGTTTTTGCCATGTGAAATGAATTATTCTCACATCGCCATTATCTTGATTATACCATGCTTTTTGTAATATTTATGGTAAATAAAATCCAGAAATGTGGAACGTAAACGATTCCGTATGGGTAGTGTTATTGCCACCAGAGATTTGCACGCACTGCACGGTAAGTCTGATAGTATTCGCATTAACCGACCTCGTAAACACGTTATATACGGCATCTGTATGGCAGATTTGCATGTAGCCTGGAGAGTTTAACCCCAGTGAGTGAGACTGAATATTGATTCTTTGAATAGTACTAGCATTTAGGACGATGATATCAATATAGTCCTCTCGCCACTTCGCATCGCTAACTGGCATGCCAATAAAGCTAGTGACTGTATGGCTTTTTTGGTATGCTTGAGCCAAAGCTGGAAAATCTGAATTAAGAATAAAATTAGCAATCTTAACCATTCTGATCTCCGTAGATACGGTAATGGATTTTAGTGATGTCTTGATTAGCTCCATCAGTACGAATAATGAAGTCTTGAGTAGTAATCTTTGCGTAGACAATTCGACTACCCATACTTGAGAAGTTAACACCACTAGGGTCGTACACATTGAATAGTTTCTTAACCACGCCACTATTATCTTCTTGCCATGCTTCCACCTCTGGAATATAACCCAGTCCGTGATGATATACGATATTCTCACCTGAATTCCAATGAGTATTAAAAACTCCAGCCTTTACTAGTTTTGAATAATTAAAGTCAGTATTAAAATTAAAGTTGGAATAACGTACTTTAGGTGGTGTCACATCAACATTGACATTACTCGGCATCAGTCCAAAAAGCCTAGCCTTGACTGGACGATTGAGACGACCGTAATTAATTAACCTAATAACTCTTTGTGTGGTCTCTGTCTGAAGATTACCAATATTATCCCCAGAGCTGACAGGAGTGTCGATAGGCATAGAAGTGTTCCAATCATCAGTAGAAAATAAACCCATCAGAAGCGGTGCAAATCCTAGACCATGCTCAATTTCGATGCCTGTGGACGAGAACGGAACTACTACATCTTTTATATAAACAACATGATCTACTGGATAATCGGTATTAATGATGAAATTACGTGGATCAGCCATTTTTTAATTCATCCATAACGTCAATCCCCTCTTTAGTGATCCATAGTCCAACATGCCCATCTTTTGGGTGTTGCCCAAGTAAGATTCGTTGCTTATTGCCAGTGTCGCTAAGACTAATCCCGTATTTCTTGTTAGGGAGTCTCCCCATAGTTACAGCGTTCCCGCCAGCTTGCTTGTAGTTTTTCGTAGTGGACTCCGCATCAAGTGTCATCAGGTCACGGTTAATGAGTTGTAGTGCTTGTTGGAGGTTCGCGTTCGATGGTATTGGAGTAAATCTATTCGCCATTATCGAATCCTTTGCGTTTGAACTGTTAATGTGTGTGATTTAAAATTAACTGGCTCGAATGCAGCGTGGTGCTGATATCGAATCTGACATCGCTTAAACTCTCCATGGACTTTAGGCGTAGTTGTTAGTTTAGTTTCAACTATCCCTGTATATTCTCTAGTATTATCCCAAACGTAATTCATTTTTATGTTTGCCTTATTCTTGAGGTTGATTGAGAAAGCATATTTAACATTATCCGAGTAGTCCAAAGCATAACCACACTCCACCGTGTATGGTTTCTGCGTAGTGGTAAATTCTGGTCGCCACTTAGTAATTCGGTGCAGTTGGCTAGGCGAGCCAAAATGCTGATACCCTGTATTAATATCGAAATCAATTGCTCCGCCAAGGTCGTTATAATCGTTAGACAAGTCTTCTGCGAGCATAAGCATTCCAATCTTAGAATGTCCGCAAATTAGCCTATTCGAAGTGTTTCTCCGGCCTGAAGTAGATGCCACATAGGTATTTGTATCAAAGCTCTCCCAGAGCCGAAGATTAAGGTTGTAAACCAGGCAACTATCATTCTCTCTATCTTTATTGCTGGGGTAAAAAACATACAAACGATTATTATAGATATCTACTACAATCTTCTCCTTATCTGGAATAGAATCATAAACATTTTGAATAGATGACTCTGTTAGAGATGATTCACTAGCTCCATCAAAGATAAAAATACCCTTATCATTAGCGAAATAGGCGTAGTTAGAATCACAAACCACCGATTCTTGGCTAAATGTACCGCCTTGAGCATTAGATTCTTGCTGTGTCCATGTGTCCGCCGTCTGGCTAAACATCTGATACTTGTGATTTCTGGTCTGAATATAGATAACACCACCGAGCTTAAACATGGCTGTGAGCGGATCTCCGGTTTGGATTGCCGGGAAGTTCTGATAGAAATCACGATCGAATTTGTCATAAGATTCAATTGGCTTAGATTTCAGGAACGTACCGTATGGATAAGACCAGAGTGCTTTAGTATCCACCTCCGCGTCAAAATAGATGAGATTATCTTCCTGCCCGTCCATAATATTAGATAGCTTAGCTTTAAGATCAGTATCGGTCTGAGCATCAATGGTTGAGATTGTCGAAGTAGACCAATCAGCTGGATCTAATAGATTAACCGATTCTGCACCGTTCACATACCTGATTTTATTCAAATTCTGATTAAACCTAACGTTCTTAGTACCTGCTGGGAGGTCTCTAATTTTAATTACATCGCCATTTGCCATCAATCGGTAGAGTTCAGACTTATTCTTCGTAATAAATGGGAATAGAACCGTTTTAACGCCATCAATATTAGCTTCAAAGACATTTGGAATGCTTCCTGCCTCTGCTGTATAGAGCTGATACATGATATCATCGCCTAAGACTGCGAGTTTAAATCCCCTATCCTCATTATGTTGAAGCCCGATTTTCACCGTTATTTTTTCATTTTGCTTGATTTCTGGAGTATTCACAAAAATAAACTCAACTTCTTGCTCCGAGTCCTGAGCGGAAATATCTGCACATGATCTAGCAATTAGCTTATCTTCGTTATCATAGATTCTGGCCTCAAAGATACCATAAGTGTCATCAGTAACTAACATTTTGACCTTAAGCGAGCAAATAATACCGTTGCTAGGAACTACAACGCCAAATTGCTTCTTATCTTCGCTGAAAGAGTACCCAGAGCTTTGGTAGTTCTCTATCAAAACACGTTTGCCAATTGGCTCGCATAGCTTTGTGAAACCTCTTCTGGTTTTATATTCGCCAATCCTCTCAAAGCGAGCGTTCTGGGCTAAATATAGCTCTTCCGAGGTCATTGTGTCATTAGGCTTATAGGTTTTGATGCCTTTGGAAAAGTTCGTCGTAACTGGTGAACTCTTGGCTGTAGATGTACTTGGAATAGTCCCCACCTTATTGAATCGTGATATTGGCATATTTAGCCTCCATACCTTAGATTAAGTGGTAATCTAGCACGGTTCTTAAGCTTCATCTGTCGCATTCCGTATCGTGTTTTTAAATTCGTAATAAGAGATTCAGCTTTATTCTCATAGATTTGAGCGTAGTCGAAGTTATCTCGTAATCTTTCTGCTCGAGATAGGGCCAAGTAAATCAATGCTTCGCTATATTCGTAAGGCAAAACTGGCTCATCATCATCTTCGATCATCTCTGTTGGCTTCGCTAAGTATAAGTGCTGGACTGTAAGCCTATTTTTCCAACATTTAGGGTTTTCTGAAATATCTACGAGCTTATAAAAAACCTTATTGCCGAAAATCGTGTATTTATTTGGTATTTTGGAATTAAAGAAGTCTTCATAAGGCACATAATCCAGTTGCCTTTTATTACCATCTTTATCTACTGCAAAAATCATAAACGTTGATTGATAATCTCGAGGTAAATCAAGTTCTGTTTCCGATGGAGAGACGTCAAACTCGTCGACTTTCTCCAAAAATGTGTGCTTATCTTCTCCTAAGATTTCAAACTGAGCTTCGTTCAAAAAATCTTTAATAACATCGTCAGAAAACTCCTCATCATTGAGTCTAGTCTTCACTCTTTTCACAAGATTGCTAAATGTGTAGTTCTCCAAAATTGAACCTATCACATCGCCATTTATTTTAGTATACCACAAAAAAAGACACCCCTCGGCGAAGTGTCTTTTTCTTTTGTTTTAGTGTTTGTTTTAACCTCTACTAGGCGGATACAATAGAAGCAACTGCTTTTTTCTTGCCATTTAAGATGAATGAATCATAGATGAAACGACCAGTAAGGACGTTACCATCGACAAGTTCAGAATCCGTAATGATGCGAGTTTTAACAGCTTCTTTCGCTCCAAGCAGAGCCTTTTTGTGCCACATTAAAGCATGTGTTTTAGGTGGGAAGTAGGAGGTTGGAATCTTCACGACTGGAACACCATCAAGTTCGCCAACAAAACCTCTACCGAGCAATTTGGCGATATAATCGGAACCGTTAGTGCCGGTTACGATATCTCCCTTAATTAATTTGTAAAACACTGGTGTAACTGCTAAGATACGACCGATAAGAGGGGCTTGAGCTTCGTCTAAGAATTCACCCATGTCAAGGACGCCGGAGTAAGCTTTTCCGGTAGTTAGAGTAATTTTCTGGTTAACAGCCGTAGCGCCAGTTGCGACCGCCAAGAGACGGTGTTTATCAATTTCTGGGGCAACCTGTTCTTGAAGCTGTGCTTTCATGATTTCTCCAGCACGTTTCGCCATTACTTGCTGTTTATTATTACCGTCATCAATAGCAATCTTGAAGCCACGGTCTTTGGTCAAGGTGTATGGCGTGATAACATCTTGCAATTCGTTATTCCCGCCGTAACGGTCACCAGTGCTTGTGCGATCGTAGTCTTTAAGTGGAACTGTAGTTACAGTATAGACATTAACGGTTCTGACACCATCGAAGTCATAGTCTTTATTGACAAAATCATCGGTATAGGAACCGTGGGAGAAAGCTTGGTCGAGCTTTTCTGAATATTTTTGGG